CTCTTATCACCTAGTAGAGCTGAATTGCTATAATACGTAGTTCCAAGTGTTAATGCATTCTTATTTCCTTTTCCATAGAATATTGGTGTCTCAATATAAGGACCATTATTTGGATCTAAATTTAAGTCGTAACCACTATTATGCCCTGATGATGCACAAACATAGCTATAAATCTTATCTGTACTAAATTCAGAAGGATCGTCTACTTTTATTTTGAAATATAAGCCTTCTAATTCAGTAGTATTATTGTATGAAATAAATCCTTTAGGCTTAACATCAAGTTCAAGTACTTTATACTTTTTATTAATCAATGTAGCTGCTTTTCCATTTGCTTTGAATATAACATATCCACCTACTTTGAATTTATCTCTATCTGATTCGTTTATTAAAAAATATCTATAAACTCCATCTGTGTAATAGATTAATGGGAATACATTATAATAATCAGTCTTGCTTTGCTTAATAACTACACGATAATTTGTAGCCCAACAAGGAGGTTGATTTTTAATATTTAAGACTAAACTATTAGCAGTTACCGATTGTTTTGCTGGAATATAAGTAGTATTATTCTCAGAAGTTAAAACAGTAGTAGATCGACCATACTTGTCTAAATAAACAATACCTACTTCATAATCTCTGTCTGAACGGAATGTAGTGTAAGGTACATCTTTAGTTGTAAGCGTAGTTGATAATGAAGATAGCTTTAAATCTATATTGATATCCTGATTTGTGCAATCTTTAATGTCATAAAACTGAGTATAATTAGCGTACATTAATCTGCTACCAACAAAATCTTGAGCCTTAGCAAGTAATGGTACGTTATCGAAAAGTCTTGTAGCTTGATCTGCTGATGTTATTGTATATACTTTATTATTGCTGAATTTAAAATCGTATGAATAATTATTTGATAGGTTTAGCTTCTTCTTGTTAATTGTTTCTACAATACTAATGTTTGTACTTCTTGTATCCCTCATTAATATCTGAACGTCAGTAACATTTTCTCCTCCTGTGCTTACTGTTATATTAGCACTATTGAAGTAGTTAGACATTGACTTATTATTACCACTTGAGTAATCTAAATAATAATTACCAGGAATAAAAGATACAGCACTAAATGGACTCATAGAACTATATTGTCCATCTTTATATTTAAACCTATAAGAAAAATATAAGAACTTCTCAGCCATATTATTAGCTTCAGTTCCGTCATTAAATAATGAAATCTTAGGAGAATACAATGGTGGAGCTAATATAACATTTAAGTCATCATCAATTCTAGCGTCATCAATTCCGTAAGACTTTGCTCTTGATATATTAACTCGTCTAGGTTGATTGTAATTATCTGTCCAATATAAGAACCCATTGATATAATTAATTCCTGTTACAATATATTGTTGACTGAAGTTAAGTTTGCTTGGTGTATTGGCAGTAGCCTTATTAGATTGAACGACTCTAACTGTTGCTCCAGTAGTCTCATTATATTCATATATGCCGTCAAACTTATCAGATGCAACTAACCAATAGATAAGGTTATCTCTCTCGTATTTAGTAGCTCCAATCGTTCGGCTATTAACTAATGTTTGACCTGCAATTGTTGCTAAATCTGCTATCTTAGTATTACCTAATGAATTTTGTACAGCACCTAATTTATTAGTGTCTGTATTATCAATAGATATATTTAATGCGTCTCTATAAGTACCTTCTATAACAAGTCTCTCATCAAGATCCTTGTTCATTTTACTTTTAAGAAAGCTATTCGTTATATCTGCCATTACTTAATAAATTTATTTTGTCCTCTTAGACTCATTAATAATCTAGATGGATGCAAATTACTTAATCTTATCTTAGCGTTTCTTAATTCAGCTGTAGAACGCTTTTTAGCTAATTCTCTATCGTAAACTGGAATATTTGATTTAGCTGATAATAATTTCCAAACTGTATATGCGTATACAAATTCTTCAGTAAACTTATGAATCCAAATATCTCCATTTACTCCATTTTGCATACCATCTGATATATACTCAAGGACAACTAAGTTTCCTGATATGTCAGAAGAAAAGTCTATCGCTCCTCCGTTTACTCTAAATGTTGGTCCTTGATTCGCATTAGATGTATCCAAACCAAATTTGCCACCAACAGAGAAAGCAAAGTACCAATTGCTATTATAATACCAACCGTAATATCCGTTATATAGCCCATTTCCTAAGTATTGAGAAGGTGTTATTCTGCTTAAATCTAATGTTGATACGTGTGTAGTAATATTTCCGTTTAGATCGAATAAAACATCTCCAGTAATAGGATCTTGATCGTATCCTATAGCTGTGTTTACTTTTCTATCTTCGTGTAATGGATAAAGCATACCATCAGCATTCAATGATATCTTAACGTAATTAACATAGTCAGGAGGTAGTATAAACTTCAAGTCATCATCTACTCTAAGTTCTACAGATTTAACTTCCCTTAAAGCATCGTAATTAAGTTGTTTAATAGCTTGCTTCATATGGAATATTACTTCATGCCTCTTTACATTATTGATTTGCTTATCGTTTCCGATATACATAATCATAAAGTTAGTGATAGCTTCATCTAGTGTTAATTTCTCATAAGAACCCCAATTCGCTGGAGTAGGAGAACCAGTACCATTTTGGTAATACTGCTGATTATTAATATATGGCATATTTATTTAGTTTGAATGTCTTGTATTTCTTTTCCGTTAGCCACCTCAATAACTTCTGATTCTCTAACTGTTAATCCTGCATACTGAAGGATTTTAAGGATTAAGTTAGTCTCGTCATTTGATGGTAATTCAAAATCTTGGTAATCAGTAGCACCTTGATTAAATATAGGTTCTCCACCTGCAAGTGATGTATACGTCCATTTAGGATCTTTCGGATACCTAATATAATCAACAGTTACGCTACTTATGATTGTGGTTGGATATACCTTTATTCCATCTTGATCTAATGTGTAGATAGGGTAATCAATTGTTGGAGCAATATCCTTTGCTTTAAGAAAGTATTTAATTTTTGTTCTTGGAACTCTTTCTATATCTACAGCGTCATTATAAGTTACTCTATTAATCTTATAAGCCTTTGGTTCACTCAATAATGCAGGATTGAATCCTGGATAATAGAACTTACCATTGATACCATTTAAATTAAGTAAGCTATCAGAAACAGCAAAGCCTTCTATTGTTTCAGCTATGTCTTCAGGAATATCTGCATATCCTGTTCCATATTTAAAAGTTTCTGATGAAGTTCTTGCTCTAAAATCTCCATTCTGTTTAGCTATAACCTTAGCATATTCAGAGAAATAACCCTCAAAAATATCTAACTGAGCTTGTTTTGCGAACTGATTGAATTCTTCTGGAGTGATATAGCCTCTATTGTCTTTATTAATAAGATATAAGACTGTATTTCTAATGTTATTTATCATCTTTAAATATTATTATGCAAAGATAATAAAAAAGGCACTACCAAAACTGGAGTGCCTCTCAAGGTATTTTATGTTAGTTATTATGCGATAGCAATAGAACGAGCTACAATTCCTGTAGGCATTTCTAATTTAACAGCAACTTGAGGTTCTGCTTTTCTGTCTTCAGCTTTAACTAATGCATTTTGAATAGCTTGACGAACAGATACTGCTGTAGAAGCAATAGGTCCATGAGTTAAAGTAATGATATCAGTTGAACTATTTCCAGAACTAATAGCGATTGTAGCTGTAGTTGTAGAAGCTTGTTGAACTAATACTGCATCTTTAATACCGATTAATTGCTCAGTTTTAGAAGTAGCAGAGTAAATTACGTAAGCCTTACCTGTAGGCATAACGTCTGGGGTAACAGACAAAGTTGTGTTACTATCTACAGCTGTTACTGTTGCTGAAGTTCCATCAGTTGTGTTAACAATAATATCTCCTACGCTAACTGTAGATAAGAAGTTTTGTCCTGATTCAACTAATTTGTTTGCTGTAGTTGAAGAAGTCGTTCCTGAATCAACGACATCATTTAATAATACGCTTAAATATTTAGCCATTTTTGTTTTGTGTTTTTTATTAATAAAGTACAAAGGTAATAAAAAAAAGGTAATTAAATTAATAACTACCTTTCTTTATTTTTTACTAAAATTGTGATTTTAGGTATGTGTAAAATTCTTCACCAGCTTCAGATTGTAACCAAGATGCAAATACATCTACAGCGTCCTCTCCAAATGGTACAGTTAAAATCTTTTTCTTGTTCTCTTTAAGGTTGTAAAAAATATCTTTCCCTCCTCTTAATTGAACAAACAACTGATCGAATGCTCTTTGTGCTACATCGTTCAAGTCAATATCTGGATCGTTGATTGCTTCCATAAACTCTTGAGGATTATTTCTAGCAAACAATAGTACGTCTCTTTTTAATTCTAAAGATGTTAACTTAGAAACATCTCCAGGTAGATAAATCCTTCCAATAGCTTCCATTTGTTTAATATCCATTTGACGTGCTGCAATCATTGCGTCAACTTCACTAAATAACTCTTCGATATCTAATTCAGCCTCTACAGCAGGATCGAATTCATAAAACTCATGTCCACCATTCTTAACGTTACCAGGATGGTAATGTAATAACAATTGTAATGTAGGATTTGTTTTTGGAACTATTAATGTTCCGTCTTCAAAAACGATTGGTTCTAATATAGCTGTACTATCTTGTTCGTCTTGAAAAATTGTGTTTTGATTTCTAGCATATCTTAATGCATAGCTCCTATTCTCTTCTTCATCATAATACAATAAACGTTTATTGTTTGTATCTCTTGATTGTAAAAAATAAGATAATGGGGATACATCTCCTTTTAAGACGTAAGTTCTTTCTTTTGGTTCTAATTTAGGTAATACCTTTAGTTCTTTTGTTGTCATTTTATTTGAATTTAATTTATAAAAATAGACAGAGTATCACTAATGACACTCTGTCTTTATTTGTTATTCTTATGCTTTGAATAAGAAGAAGTTGTTAGCACCTAATGTACATAAAGCTCTTTCAGATAAGAAATGAACTTCCATAGCATCTAAGTCACTTGTAGCTGCTCCACCTGCAGAACCAGTCATCCAAGTTTTCAACTTACGATTTTCTGCCTCATTTGCTCTATAACGAACGTGTAAGAAAGGTCTCTTAGCATTTTTACCTAATACTTCATCGTATACAGTTGTAGTACCTGCTGGAATTAAAACTCCATTTACAGCACCACCTACTAAATCACCACCTCTTAAAGCAGCATCGTTTAAGTATTTCCAATCAGATTTGTAGAAGTCATAACCTCTTCTGAATCCTGAGAAACCTAAGTTTACTGCCATATCTTTATCGTTATCGAAAAGACCATAAGATGTACCACCAGCTCCGTAAGAGTTTTGAGCAGCTAACATATCATCAATAGCGAAAGAGAAGTTACGATTAACAAATAATGCATTCTCAGAGATAGCACCTTGTTTGTCTAAACGAGCAACAACTGTATCGAAGTCAGCTAAAGAAGATGGGTTACCACCTGACCAAACGTTACCTCTTGATTCGATTGCAGCAAATAAACCTTCAGATCCAGCAGCACCACCACCTAAGTAAGTTTTAGCAGCAGAAGAATTTTCAGCTTTGATATGCTCAACCATCATCATTTCTAAGTAGTTCTCGAAACGTAAACGTGTCTCATGCTCAGATTTCAAGTACCATAAGTATCCTGAACCGCCATTTTCTGTAGTAACTTCAATCCAACCGATTTGAGCCATATCAGAACCTGATACAGAATATTTGTCCTTAATAGTGATAGGTTTAACCTCAAAGATTTGTGGTTCAGCCTCTAAAGATCCAGACATTCCGCTTGTTCCTTTTTGGAACTCAGAACCATATACGTAAGCAGTAATAGTCTCAGCAACTGCGAATGGAGAAGCAGAAACGTTAGTGTAGTAAGCAACTGTGAAAGTTGAAGTAGTAACAGCAGTAATGATTGCTTTTGCAGAAGCTCCTAAAGAACCACTTAAAATAACAACTTGGTTTACTCTAAAGTTACAAGTACCTGAAGGTAATGTAAAAATCTCTGTACCTGCTGTATAAGTACCATGAGTTAATCCTGTGTATTTTGTATGCAAACGACCTTGCTCATTCCATTTGATCAAATCTGATGCAGATGGTAACTCAGCACTTACGTTACGTAAGAAAGATGCGATTGAACGATTACCATAACGTTCGAATTCTTTTTCGAAAGTGTCTGGTAAATATTGACTCAAGAAGTCAAAAGATGCGATGTAGTTAGTAGGCAACGCTGCCTTTACTGAACTTGGAGTAAGTGAATACCCTGGTGTGTTTAATGTACCTGCCATTTTGTTTTTGTTTTAATTAACGTTTTTTTATTTTTAAACCATTTCCAAAGTCATCGTCAATCGCTTGTACTCTGAATCCGTTTTGGGGAGTAGGTGTTGGAGCGTTTCTCGTCATTTCAATGTTTTTAGAATCTTTCTCAATGCCTGTCGCCATGTCAGCTTTACCTTTGTCATAAAAGAACTTAGCAAAACTTTCTGGATTTTGAGCAACTGCTATAGCTTTATGGAATGCTTCAGCGTCCTTTAAAAAACCTTTATCATCTAAAAATGAAGATACGAAGTTATTTAAACTTGACTGTTGATCTTTTAACGTTTTTGCATCAGCAGGCTTGTATACAACTTTGTTATTTTCATCAATGTTAAATCCGAAACCTTCGAACTTTTCTGAGAATAACTCATTTGTTTTAGCTGCAAAATACTCTGAACGCTTAAGATTTTCCTCTTGCTGTTGAGCAATGCTTTGCTTATTCGCTTTAAAAGCCTCGTATGTATCTCTCTCTTCTTGCGGAACAAAAGAACTTCTTGACTCAAGAGGAACTTTATATTGTTCTTTAAGACTATTGAAATATTCTTTAGCCTTTGAAACTTCTTTTTTAAATGCTACTTGCTTCGCTTTAATTTCCTTAGCATCATCAAGGTCTTCATCATATTTAAACCTCTCTAACTCAAACTCAATGATATCATCATCGTAGTCAGGGTTATTTGCTTTATAAAAGTCAGCAAGTAACTTCTCTGGACTTTCTTTCTCGTAATCTTTGTTCAAACTAACAAAGTCTTCAAATGAACGTCCTGTTTCTTTTTTATACTTCAAGAATGCAGATACATCTTCAGGTAGTTCTTCATTTGCTTGACGCTCTTGAAATAACTCATCTAACGTATTGATATCTTTTCCATATCTTGTTTTTAAATGAGAGATAATCGTATTATCATCTAATTCTAAACCTTTATCTTCAATTACTTCTTCTGTTGTGTCAGCTGGAGTAATTACTTCTTGTTCTTCGCTTTTGTTTTGCTCTTCTTCATGAGCTTTTAACAATTCATTTTCTAACTCAACCTTAGATTTCTCTTCAAAGTTGATCTCTTTTACTGTGAATTCAGCCATTTATATTTAATTTAATTTGTTACAAATTTAACAATTTATTTTTAATTCGTTTAACGTGGTTCAAATGATGATAAATCAAATGCATCTAACGAATCATTTGTAGATTCAAAATCTACTGGAGGCAAGTTATTTTGTCTTTGTTCAATCAATTTAGATTGTGCTGAAGCTTGTTTCTTAACCCTCTCATCTTTAGCGTCTTCTTTCTTTTGCTCTCTTTGTTGTAATGCTTGAGTGTCAATGCCTTTTAATTGCATATTGTAGTTAAACTCAATCTCCATTAATTGTTTTTTGAACTCAACTTCCATTTGCATTTTCTTGATTTCCATCTCAACTTCTGTCTGTTTAACACTTGACTTTGCTTGAGCTTCCATTTGAATCTGCTGTTGTTTTGCTTGAGCTGCAAATTGTTGAGACTCCATGTTGTTTTGTTGAGACATCTGAGATTTCATCATCTCATTCTTTTGATCTCTCTCTTGTTTTCTACGTCTCTTAACCTTTAGTAATTCATTTGCTAACTTCAGGTTTTTAATCATTCTAATATCTATAGCATCCTCTAAATCTATTTGGTCTCTATTAAGTGCCATTTGAATATTAGCCTCAGTTTGCTGTCTCTCTTCTTCATCAGGATCTAACTCTATGAATATACCAAATGAATGTAAATATAAGTCTTTAATACTCTCAAGTATAGCTAAGTTGTAATTACCTATTTGCATAGCGAACTCCTCTTTGAAGTCAGCGTATTGAAGAATATCGTTAATTCTTAAAGATAAAGCAGTAGCTAATTTCTTAGTTATATTTAGACCTCCTTGAAGTACGTGTCTTGTTGCTGTATTACTATTTAAGGCTGCTAATTTCTGAACTCCTACCAAGGCGTCAGGAGACGGCATAGAACCGTCTCTTGCCTCGTTTAATCCTGTACAATCACGAATCATATTTAAATTGTGATTGTAGTCATTGATTAGTGCCTGCATTTTAGATTGTCCACTATTGCTTGAAAGTTCTTGAATTGGAACTCTTGCGTTATTAAACTCTCCGTCTCCAGTATATGAACGACCAATAACAGAACCTGTTTGGAAGTATAGTTTTAATGCGTCTTCAGGATTGTATGCTGCTCCTGTTCCTAAATCAACTTCAGACAAACCATCAGCATCAATGAATACACCATCAGGTACAATTCTTGATTTAACTTGCTGTAGCTTTAAGTGAGTTAATTGTATTTGGTCCGCAAAAGGAATCATACGTCTAACTAACGATTCGATATTTCCTTTGTACATACGTGGAGCTATCATTACATAGTTAGGTAATGCCTTCTGACTTGCGGATTGAGGTCTAACCATATTCTTTGACAACTGCCATTGAACAAGTATATTAGATCCTAAAACTAGGATACCTTCGTACCAAACCTCTTTTGATGTAGCGATTCTTTCAAATCTATCATCTTCAGTAGGTGTAGGGTTAAATGAGTCATCTTTCTTGATTACTCTCTCTCCTCCATTCTTTAGTAATTTCTTTTTATATACAAAGTTTTTATTAGTCTTGTAATTGAATCTTAATATAGTTACTGTTTCATTTCCTAATATATCATCTGTATATTGTTTGATAATTGGGAAGTAATTATTCCAAGCGCTACCTGCATCTCTAATTGCAGTTAATGTATCATTATCTAAATTTGGATCTATCTTAAGTAATTCAGTATAATGTATTTGTTCTACCTCACCGAAGTAATAACAATCTGAATAATCAGGTTTTTCTGTATAACTTTGAATTATTCTAGCAGGATCGACATAATCAATCTTAACACCCGCATTTTGATCGAATGTATGACGTACACAAGCCTTTCCAATAACAGTTAAGTCATAATCTATTCTTGGCTTAATGCTATCGCTATATTCATTCATATTAAGCAAAGTATTAATAGCAACTTCTTCAGCTATCTCTATACTTGGCTTATATTTTAATTGCATATATAAATCTAACTCCTCATCAGAATTAGGTAGTTCTTCTTCAGGAACGTTATATGCATCAATACCGAATTGATCTTTTACTTGTTTTAAGTAATCTTTTGCAACCATATCAGCCTGAACCATGTCTTGAAACAAGTTCTTTTTCTCTGCTGACATTGCATCCTGAGCTTCTGCTTTAATATTGTACATTCGGTCATTCATTCCGTTGCATACAATATCTACAAATTTTGGGATAATTGGAACAATAGACCAGTCTAAGTTCATGTAAGATAAATCGCCATCTACAGCAATCTCTCCTTTATATTTAGCTACAGGCTGTTCTCCTCTTGCATAAAGTCTTAATCTATGGAACTCTCCGAATTGATTATAGTATCTACATGAGTTATTTCCTATACGTTTGAACCATTCTCCTTCAATTGATTTCCCTACTTTTAGACCATACTCTTTAGATTCCTTCTCGGCATCTGAAGCGTTTTGGTTTGGGAATGCTGAATTTCCTATGATTACTGAAGCCTTTTTACTCTCCATTATTGTCTCTTAATTGACTGACTGAATTACTATTGTTGTATCTTGCAAATTTAATACTTATTTTTGACTTTTGAGACTCAACTACAAACTTATGTTTTCTGTTAGCCATAATAGCTAATCCTGAAGAAATAGAGGCATCAAATTTAGTTCTATTATTTATATCGAACCTAGCCCAATCCTCAAGAGTTCTAGTGAAGTACATAGAACCAATCTCTTCATTATCTCTATATGTTCCTTCCGTATCAAAACCTACGTATTCTTCCACATATGACTCAATAGATGATGCGTGTGCTTGTTTAATGTCCTCAGATGAGTTAGGTATTCCTCCAAGTTCTATCTCTGTTTTAGATAGTTTTGTGATATGTTTATCAGGTCTATTCATTGAGAAGCCTCTATATCCTCTGTTCTTTAGATGATATAGAAGTCTAGGTTTATTGTTCTCTGCAAGTATAGGCATTCCATAAAAAACTAAAGCCATTAATACTTCTTCAAAAAATATCTCTGCTGTCTGAGGTCTTGCTACGTATTCCAGGAAAAACTCATTAACTGGAGCTTCTTCCATATGGAATTTAGTCATACCATGTAATGCTCCGTTAGATCCACCTCCACCTACAGTACCTGATATGTCATAACTATCGCATCCGAAACAACCTAAATGTTCATTTCCTGGATATTTCTTTCCTCCTTTTGTTAGTACGTTATTTCTCATCTCAGGTTTTGGTATCCATGATACTAAGAATCTTCCGTTTCTATCAGGAGTCCATATAACCTCTGTGTCAGGTATTCCATTCTTCCAATGAAAACTTCCTCTAGTTAACACTTTATCTTTGATTAGAGAGTCGTTATAATCGATTTGCTGATATATCTTTGTCAAGTTGAATAAAGACTCCTTAGATTCATCTCTGAATGCGTGAGACTCTGTTCTAGGGAATTGACGATAGAACTCATTCAATGCATCTGAATCTGATTTTAATGCAGCTACCTCATTATTCCAATATTCGATAACGCCAATCTTTATCATTTCTCCGTCTGCTCCTTTTACTGGTTTGTCAGGAGTTTCAAATACAGGATACCCATACTCATCTATATATCCCTCAAAGTTCCATTCCATTGGTATAAACAATGCGTATAAACCACTTTTTGTCTGTCCATTGGCTGAACGTTTTCTAGGATCTGAATCTTGATATAATTGTTTGTAGTTACCACCACCTTTTGATAGAGCGTTTGATGTAGAACCCATCATACATTTACCAATAATACGGCTACCTAAACGAAGACAAGTTTTACGAACTCGCCAACCATTAAGTATGTTGTTTGGTTTTTCTAACTTTGCTGCCTCATCCTCTACTAAGAATAGCAACTTCTCACCATCGTAAGAGTTATCATCTGTATTCTTCCAGTCAATACTTGTATCAAGACCTTCTAAATCATCTAACTTCTCTTCAGTCATATTCTTTTTTGTAATCCTACTTGCAGGGAGTCTAAATGCTAACTCTGTTTTTGGATTATCCATACCATCCTGGATTGGCTTAAAGAAGAAGGGGTAATTTCTTACAATAGGAACGACTTTATCTGTAAACATTTTCTTAGCATCATTACCTGTCTTTGAACAGATACCAAGCCTTGAGTTTTTAGATATCGTACCTAAATTACAAGTTTCTCCTGCTGACATAAATGAGAACCCAGAACGTCTATTCTTTAGATAACACATTCCGAACGATCGATTGTCTGCTTTACAGGCTTCCCAAAATATAAAGAAAATTCTATTGGCTTCACGAAAGTCAGGTAAACCAATATCAATCTTGGACCATTGTAAGTACATATAATGAGTTCCTGTGATGTATGTAGGTTCATTGTTATTTACGAACCAATAACCATCTTCACGCCTATTAAACTCATCCTCTATGTATTCAGCATATTGAAGTTTAAATGCATTATCTCGTCTATTCCAATCTGATAATGACTTTATTTTAGATAATTCTTTAGGGTATTCTTTAGCTACCCATTTATTTTCTCCTCTAACTAATCTATCAGGAGCAGAAGGTAAAGCAACATATAATCCATTAATCTCATATATATCACCTATAGTTCCGTCTTTTGATATTACGACAATATCAAGTTCATCATTGTATCCATATTTCCAAGATTTCTTTTTATTAGAAGATACTCTAAAAGATTCTGAAACCTTATCATTAGCGATTTTATATAAAGCATATTTATTTTCTACCATTTCCTTTAGCTCTACTTTCAGCAAACCCTGAAGTTCCTAAATTTACCTTACTTGTGCTGTTTAATTCACTCATTCTATTCTTTTCGTCTTCTATCTTTTGAATCATTTCTAGTGCATCAAAAAATGCTAACTTCTTTGCTTGTGCTGCGTTCTTCATCTTATCAGCTGCTAAGTCGGTTAGCTCTTCTCCCTTTGTTATAATAGGCTCTTTCAATACCTTTATTAATTCGTCAACGCCTTTCTCTGCTGCGTCAAGTAATAACTTCTTTTTTGATTTTAAATCTTCAGACATAAATTACTTAATTTCATTCGATATAACTTTCTTTCATTAATACGGAACTCATACTCGCTCTCAGGCATAAAAGTAACAATATCTCCGCCTTTCACTCCGTCAATCTCTCCTTCAGGAATATAAACACACCTCCCATGTAGTTCTTCTTCATTGCCTAACGACTTAACGATTGAATCTTGTTTCGGTAATGGCTCTATGAAGCAGTATGGAAAGTGTGCTTTAAAATCATTGTCTCCATTTTTATAGGCATAAATTTGGTCCAGCTCTACTATGAATATATTATCCTTAATAAAGTTCCAACTACTTTTTTCTCTGCCTTTCATGTCATTGTAAATCCTGAATACATTATGATGTACAACTACAATATCACCTATTTTGATAGGTCCTTTGTAATACATAGGTACGCTACTAACTACAGCAAACCTGTTAGTTACTTTATGATCTTCTTTTGAAGCTGATATGATAAATTCATTATCGCCATACTTACGTACGTTATCATACCTTTTGTCTTCTAAAGGATTTACTATAAAATAAAATGGAGATTTCATTAAAAATCTATCTTAAATTCAATTGACTTTGGAACTGTGCTACTTATTCTCTTCCATAAAACTACCTCATCTTTTCTAATAATATAAATATCTATATCATTGTCTTTGTTTTCTTTGATGACGTATATGGAGTAAGATTTATCCAATACAGATTGTCCTACTGAATAATGCATAGCATTCATATAATCAGGTCCTATGGATATCTTACGGATTATCATTTTATTTCTCCTGTTTGAAGATTGATATTTCCAGGTCCGTATTTTTCTACAATTTCGTTCTGAATTTTTTGGAACTCATTATAAGATTGTTCGATATTGATGAGTGTGGATTTACGCTGACTCTCTAATCTTTCTTGATTGATAACGATGTCAGCTAATGATTCTCTAAAGTCTAAGAATCTACTTCTTGAATTTCTGAAGTTTTCTAATTCTTCTGGTGTTAATTTCTTTTCCATTATATTTAATTTTACACAAATATAATGATTATTGTTTAATTGTATTTAATATCTGCAAATTTTCCGTTAATTGTTTCAAATGTGTCTTGTAAATCTTTTGGTAGTAAATCAATGCCAAATGCAAACGTGGAATAACTTGCTAAAATCTTTTTAAAATTATTATCGTAATGTTCGCACGAAAATATAGCATCTACTCTATATTGGAAACTCATCACTACATCGTGTCTAAATCTCTCAAATAGTTCAATAACATAATCTACATCATTCTTTTCAATACCTTTTTCTATCCAATGTTCTTTGATTTGCCTTATATATTCATTGTGCATATTCCACAACTCAGACAATATTAAATGCTTTAATTCACTACTATTTACATTGTCTAAATCATTATCTAAAAAATCGCTAAATTTTTCATAGCAAACTAAACATTTGAATCTAACAAAATCAGCACTCATTCTTGTTTTAGTTTCATCAAATTTGCCATGGGAGAAAAACTTTAAAAAAGATGCCTCATTTTTTACCCTATCTAATGTTGTGAATAGATCATGCGATTTCAACGCCTTAATATCTTCCTTAGTTTCTCTGCTCCATATTAACTTAGAAATATCTTTATGAAAGTAATATGTAAGTATACCTATAATTATAACGATGAAAAGTAGGTATGGAGGTAAATTTATATGTGTTAAAAAGTCAAACATTTGTAAGGATATTGAGTGTTAAATATCCAACAAAGTTAGTGATTTTATTTAATTAAATAATTCCTAACTAACCCTCTAATTACCAATGATGTCGCTGCTCCAGCTAAAAAAATGTATACATATAGGTTAAAAGGTTTTCTTATCTTTTTTCTTTCTGTCTTGTTTTTTTGCTCTATATATTTTATAACAACTTTTTCTTTATACTTTATAAGTCTTCTATTTGTTCTCTCTTCCTGTCTGACTTGGTAACGAGGTTTATTTGGGATTATAGTTGTTTCTTTAAATGGAACTTTAATCTCTGTAGGTTTTAAAAACCAATATAATTCAGTCACTTCTCCTTTGTGTGATACCTTAATAAATAATATATCATTATCTACAGTTGTGTCTCCGTAAAAATATACCTTTCCGCTGTCAGATATTGTCTTGACTATTGTATCAATCTTATTTGTTACGATTGTTGGATCTAACTTTATAGCACGTTTTATGTGCCAATTAGCACGTTTTGATATAGAGCAAGATGCTAGTAATATTAACGATAAAGCTAGATATTTCATTTGTTTATTCTTTTACCTATTGCATCTGATAATTTAACTCCTACAGCTACTGCTACTAATGTTAGCCATACTTCTGATCGATATCCAGTTCTAACATAATCAATGATAGATATTAGATATACTAATACCCAAGCACTAAACATTGTTAGAGATGTTCTGCTGTACTTTCCTTCTATTTTAAGGGTATCATTGATTACTTGTTTTAGCATTATATTAATTAATTAAAATAAAGAGGTAAATTTATATGACTAATGAAATCAAACATTATTGAAATGGATTTTCATTTATTGGTGGTGTATATGCAGATTCACTTTCATTATTTAACCATTCAAATTCTGTATTAACTAAATATAACTTGTCTGATTCGCTTAAAAAAATAAACCAATCTCCATTAATATCTTGGACACAATTAAAAAAAATATTTTCAGCAAAATACACTCCTTGTAATTGCTCTTTTTGTGCTATTGTTAATTTTATTCCGTTCATTATACTTGTCTACTTAATGTTGTTTGAAAGGCTTGTACAATAGTGTAATAATTACTAATATCTGTAGATGTTAAAGAATCTCCTATTGATGCCAATGAAAATTGTTTATTAGAATAAAATTGCTGCGAACCTACAACACCAACCGCACCTATAACTATGTTTCCGTTTGTAGCTGCTTCACTTCCTGTTGTTGTTGTTATAGTGTTATTTTTAGACAACAAAACATTTGTAGAATCTAATCTTGAGGCAGTAAACAATCCTTGAGCATTTGTATTTGCTATCGAATTATTAGTTGTAGATTTGATATTACCATAAAACGTATCGCTCAAACGAAGTGCCAATGTTGTATAACCTGAACCACCATAAGCTCCCATCTCATACATTGTTTCAAAAGCACTACCTGTTGACCTTGAATAAATAGACATATGGCCTTTCCCTGTTGACATAAATTCACTTGCATAATAGCCTAAACTTGCGAATGAATTAGAACCGTTTCCTTGCATACCATCTGCTGAATGCGTCCATCCACTTGAGAAACTTAACTGATATTGTGCCGTATCTTTAAGGTTATAAGAGTGAGCTGTTGCATTACCTCCAACAATAGGGTAGATAGCTTTCATTTTAGTCCATAAACTATTGCTTTTTAAGTCTAAAACTAATTGATTAACTGCATTCTTTTGAGTTGCATCAGTTATTCCTGTCGCAGTAAAGAAACTTTGTGCGTCTGTGTCAAAACTACCTCCACTACTTGCTATTATTCCGTTTATTGATAAAAACATAAATTAAGCAATTAAATCTCCTACTAACGACCATTCGTCTGCTCCTATTTTAACTAATGTAGCAACTGAATATTGAACATTTGTTTTTAATTTTGATCCAGAACTTCTAATTGTAACACCAGCTCCAGCAGTAATAGTTGTTTGACCTGCTCCATATTGTTGTAATAATATCTGCCTTCCTATAGGCATTGGAATACTTGAGTTTGGTGGTACTGTTAATGTATTTGCAGTTCCTACATTCATTAATATAAATGAATCTTGATTATTATCAGAAGATGTTAATGTATAATCAGAAGTCTGAGTATTCACTGTTATTATTCCGTTGTAGTATGTTCCAGCCATAGTTATGCAATTATCTCAATATCATTAATAGTTATTCCAAAAGTTTCTGACATTCTAACTTTAAAGCCTAAATAATAGATATATTCAGTTGTTTCAAAGTAAGCTAAATCTGTTGGTACTTCTAAATTTATCAACTCATAGAAAGAATCTATCTCTTCTTTAGTTAATGAAAAGTTTGAACTATTTGTATTGATTACTTCGCCATTTTCATTTAAATATTGAAAATTAAAATTATATAATTCTCTTAAATAATCATGTGAAACAAAACTAATTGATCCACTTACTATTCCAGTTTCTTGACTTGCTATTCCAGAATTATAAGTTACTGGTATTAATGTTTGTATTTTCATCTTTATTTTTTATTAGTAAATTACTTCTGATGTTTGGACATCTGCTATCCATTGAATATTTGTTGCAGCTAATCCTACTACATTGATAGTTAAGCCACCATTTGTTGTATCAGCTGTTAATGTAGGCGTACCCCATGAACTTGCATTTGTTACTAAATTTATATTAGATATTGTTAATGTTGTTGCAGCTGCATTAGCACCTCTTACAATAACACCATCAATATCCCAAACTCCAATATTTGTTGTACCAGTTTGTTTACCTACAATAGATCCTTTAAATCTAAACACATTGTTGTTTTGAAGAACTATAACACTTGCTGTTGTTATTGAACCATTATCAGATGTTAATGTTTTAGGTGTAGCACTAGATGATCTACCTTTCAATATATAAAATGATTTTTGAATATCTCCACCCGCAGAAATTCTTCCAGATGAAAATGCAATTCTACCTGTTTGACTAAATGTATTTGCATAAGTACCTAAAGAAATACTATAATCTCCAGAGGAAGTACACGCATAACCTATAGAAACTGAATAATCACCACTAGCTGTATTGCTTCTACCAATTGCAGTAGCTGAAATTGCACTAGCTGAATTTTGCCTACCTATTGCAACACTATCTTGACCAGAAGCTGTACTAGCTTGACCTAAAGAAACAGCACATATTGCAGTAGAAAAACTTTGATAGCCTATAGATATAGCGCCTTCCTGGTTTGCAGTATTATTATTACCTAAACATACAGAATATAAACCACTTGCAATATTTGAAAGACCAGATGAAGTAGAATAATTCCCACTAGAAGTATTTGAAAACCCTACCGAAAATGAGTAACTACCACTAGAAGTATTTTGATACCCTAAAGCTGTAGAACCAAGCGCACTAGCACTATTCAATCGTCCAATTGCAGTAGCAGAAGTATTTGAAGCTGTATTTGAATATCCAATAGCAACTGCATAATTACCACTTGCTACTTGTGTATTTGCTGTTCTTGATATTTGTAAATCAATAGCATTAGTTCCTCTTTTATTACCACCAGTAATAGAAGAATCTGGAATATTTAATAAGAATGCACCATTAGCTTTAGGTAATAGTGCTATATCAATATCTGTTGTACTTAAGCCATTTCCAGCAGATAGTGAATCAACATTTGTAGCAGTATTAGGCGCAGTTGTAATCCTTGCTTCTGTAAAATTTGTTAAACCACCAGCTGAAATTGTAGCCCATGTATTATCTCCTCTTAAATAAGTAGTACTATCAGCTGTACCACTTCCTAATATTTCTGGTGATATTGTTCCACTAGTAATATCACTTGCGATTATCTCGTTACTTAAATCTATTGCCATTACTTACTAAGGTTTAATGAAAATGTACCTGTTGAACCTCCTGAAACGTATTGAATCTTCATAAATCTTGGAGAATAAATATCATCAAAAATCAAACGATTACTCAATACTTTAATGTCTACATTTGTTGCTGATGTCTTATATGGCTTGTACTCTCCATTTACGTCATTAGAACATAAAATACTAATTGTAGGAGATCCTGCTGTCATTCCTGAATAACCTATGACATCTAGTGCCCACTCTACTGACTCAGGAAACTCAATAGGATCTGACGTAAATGAAGTTGCTGCGTTCCAATCTGTGACTGGAGCGTAAGTAACTGTTGGTATTAAAAATTCTTTTTGCTTTAACATTTCTTTTATTTTTTACATCCCCTCGCTCTTCTATCTCCAGGGCTATCTGTTTTACTTCCTCTATTTACTGATTCTTTTTTAAGAACTAATCCTCTCTTAGTATGAGCAACATCTTTTCCGTCACCTACTCTTGATTTTCCTTTTGAATGATTATCTCTATTGGCTTTATTCAGTTCGACACGTTTAGCTACCTCTCTTGGTTTCTTGTTATATTCACGCTGATAAGCTCGTTTCTTTTCAAGTGCCTTATTTGCCCCATCTGTTCCTGAATTATAATATAAAGTAGTTTTACTTGCCATTATTATTTAAAGTATATCCTTTTGTTTGTTTTATTTTTCCTTCTATTAAATACCTTAAACTTATAAGAGGTATACCGTTTTCTTTAGCAAAATGACTTAAATATTTTTTTACATATATTATATTGCCATCTTTAATTAAAGAAACTGGCTTTACTGGATTTAACGTAAATCCATTTGCACTTTTAGTTAACCCACACAATAACATTCTAAGGTTATTTTGTTTTATACCAAATTCAATACAAAACTCAGAGACTGGTTTATCTATGGTATATTTTTGATCGTAAAGATACAAATTTTTACCAAGATATTTATTTGAAAGCCCTTTTAACTCTTTTTTCTTTTTTTCTTTTGGAATCATTTCTATTCCAAATAATATATTTTTAACTGTTTTAAAATCCATTTTATACTCCGTCATAGCTTTGCTTATGGAATATCCTGGCAATGTTTTTCTTTTAAGTAATATTTCTGGTATTACATCCTTATATTTTTTTAAGT